TGTACCTACCTGGGCAGACGTGCTCAACAGGGCAAACCTAGGCATGGAAGTTATGCACGAGAGAAATGCACATAACTTCCCTCTAGACTTAGCTGCAGCTGAGACTAGTGAAGTTGCACTTGTCGCTCCTGCTGTAGGTTAACTATGGAAGTTCTTATTGTATTAGCTTTGGTCACAGGTGCCGCATTTGGTGCCTATAAACTAACACCTAAAGACTAGGCACTGCGTGCTGGTAAGTCCTAGATTAAAGATCCTATAACTACTATAGGGTCTTTTTTAATGCATGGAATTAGATGACCAATTAGAACTGGGACATTTATTATTAGAGAATAGGAAGTGTAGAGTTTGTCATAAAGATAAACATCTTCTTACTGATTATTATTTGTGTCGTAAAGATCCTACTTTACCTTCTTCTTATTCTTATGAATGCAAAGAGTGTACAGTAAAGAGAACAACGGCATATAATAAAAGAAATTCCTCTAGTGTAAAGTCACAATACCTTAAAAGAAATTATGGTATGACCTTTGAGGAGTTTGATAGGATGCTTACTGATCAGGATAATGCTTGTGCTGTTTGCGGAACTTTAGAACCTGGTGGAAAGCGTGGAAGACATAAGAGGTTTCATGTACATCATGATTCAAAGACTGGGAATGTGAGAGGACTTCTATGTGGGAATTGTAATGCGGCTCTTAAGTATGTTAAAGAGGATATACATACTCTTCAGAATATGATACAATACTTGGAAAGGAGGAGTACTTAAAACTATGAGTAAACCCGACAAGATAGATACTCAGGGAATGACAGCAGATGGAATTAAAAATTCTGCAATGCTTAAACCTAATAATTATAAGACAGATCCCATTACAGGTAAGGTAATATATCCTCCTATGCCTGTTATAAAAAAGAGAATACTTCCTAAAAATGAATCATTATATAATGAACTTAAAGAACTTATTAATGAAGTATTAGATGAGAGAAAAGGAATTAAGTTATGACAATCTCGCGTGATAATTGGATCAGCATGAACCTCAATGAATTGGTTGCAGCAAGAGCATCATTTCTTTCTGAGGAAATGTCCGAAGGTGAAATAGAAGATCTTGCATCAGAACTAAGAGTAACTCTTACTTTTGATACTATGTTTGGAATGATTGATGAAGCTATTTGGGATTACTTAGATAGATCTGATAAACAATATGGACAAATTGCTAATGATGCATGGTTAAATGAGATGGAAAAGAATAAGAAGAAGTTTAAAATGGTTAAATTAACTTCTCCCTCATGGGAAATTGATGTGCCAAGGAGAATTGAATGAAATTAGTAGAAGGAAAAGTAAAAACTGTCTTTGAAACTGATGAGAAAGATAAGGTTCTTATTAAGTATGAAGATAGAGTTACTGCTTTTAATGGTGAGCATATAGAGTATCCTAGAGATAAGGGTGCTACTTGTTGTATGATATCTGCACTTTTATTTGAGAGGTTGGAGAAGGTTGGGATTAAAACTCATTATATTGAGATGCCTACTTTTAATACAATGCTTTGTCATAAGGTAAAGATTGTTCCTGTGGAAGTTATTTGTAGAAATCGTGCTGCCGGATCTATTATTGAAAATACTGAAGGTCTTCGGGAAGGGCAACTATTTGATCCACCTATTATTGAATTCTTTCTTAAGAATGATTATAAAGGAGATCCTCTTCTAACTCTTGATCGTTTAAGATTGATGGGTATTGATCCCGAACCTTTTATTTTGAGAACAACAGAAATCAATTGGGAATTACAAAAAATATTTAATATGATAGGAATGGATCTTATTGATTTTAAATTAGAGTTTGGATATGATGAACGTGGTGGTTTGTATTTGGCTGATGAAATTAGTCCTGATAGCATGAGGTTGTGGAAGACAGGAACCAAAGAAAGGTTTGATAAAGATCTTTTCAGAAAGGATGAAGGTGATATAGTAGAAGCATACAAATATATACTGGACAAATTACAGAAGTCTTTTTAATTATGTTAGGAAATTTAGAACCTGAAGAAAAAGTAATGGAGTCCGTAGAGAGTCCAGAGGACCCTCTATCGGGTTGGAGAGAAGGAAAGGTGTATCCGGTTAGTTCATCCACTACACAACTGTTAGGGGACCTTTCAAAGGCATTCTACGAGTCTGGATGGAGTCCAGAGGATACCTTTGAAGTTCAGAAAGCAGGAACATGGAAGAAGGATAGATTTATTTGTATTAAAAATCGTTCTCTTAAAGAATGATATGGGAATGTTTGATACAATTAGATCTTCTTATGATCTTGGTCCTGGATATGTGAATAGAGATCTTCAAACTAAATCTTTAGATTGTATGATGAAGGATTATTGGATAGATCCTTATGGTAGACTATTTGATATTGATTATAGTCATACTCAATCTTTTTGTAAGGAGAAGCCAGGATTTAAACCTAATGGTAATCATGGTAAGATAAAACCATTTTATTTTAATGGAGATATAGTAGTTTATCCAGCAAAATGGGATGTTTATTATGCTTCTTATCCGCGATGTAATATTCTTTTTATTGGGGGTATTATCAAACAAATAAAACATGGTCAATTATAAATAAAATTTTTCTACTTCTAATGACAAACATGAATTTTACAGTTTATTCTAAAGATGGGTGCCCTTTTTGCACCAAAGTGGTACAGGTATTGCAATTAGCAGAACTCAAACATGTTGTTTATAAATTGGAGAGAGATTTTGATAGAGAAAGTTTTTATGGTCAGTTTGGTAAAGGTTCTACCTTCCCTCAGGTAGTTTTAAATGGCGATAACCTTGGTGGATGTAGTGAAACTGTTAAATACCTTCAAGAAAATAAATTAGTCTAATGAAAGACGATTTTGAAAACGTATATGAGTTAGTTGAACACGCTATTGAGTATGCATTTGAAGGAAAGATGCAACTTAAGTTTTATGAGTATTTAAAATATCGTAAGACCACAAAGGCAGAAGCAGATGCTTTCCTTCATAGTTCTACTGCTAAGGAACTTGCTGATGAAGTATTAGAACTTAAGGAGTATATAAAAGGGGGTAAGGATAGTCAACATAAAACTTTACGTGAAGCCTATGGACATATACCCAAACCTCAAGCACGTAAAATAAGTAATTATTTGTATAGTATTCTTGATGATGCACGGAGATATCGCAATGATAGACACCCAGGAAGACGAAAAAAGCCCTCTAAATAATGATGAACTCGAAATTAATCGAGGCATTGAATTATTATTACGTAGCCGGAGGAAAACAGAACCATCTAAAACTTTTCAAGTAAAATTTGGAAACATGATTTCTTTTTTTAGAAGAGAAATTATTTTTCATTTTAATTTTTACTTAGATATTAGAAAAAAATAAACTTATCTGGAGGGATACTATGGAAAATATTGCAATAGTTTTGACGCTTACGACTTTTATGTCGTTCCTTGCTCTTTTGGTAGGAGGTATGATAGGATGGTTAGCAAGACAGCATCATTTAGAGCAGCAGTATGTTGCTTATACACATCCAGAGATGTTTGATCAAAATGGAAACGTAATTCCAGACGAAATTGTAGCCGTGAGGTTTGAAAACGAAAATGACGACGACGAAGAAGACTAGTAAAGCACAAGTTAAACTCCCACCAAATCCTTTTATTTTTGAAATTCTTGATTTGGTAAGTGCTCAAAGATCAAAAGCTAAGAAAGTAGAAATCCTTCAGGAATATCGCGATCCTTCTCTAGTTTCTATTCTTATTTGGAATTTTGACGATACTGTTATTTCAGTTATTCCAGAAGGAGAAGTTCCTTATAATCCTAATGAAGTTCCTGTAGGGACTGACCATACTTCTTTGCGTAGAGAGTATAAAAATCTTTATCATTTTGTGCAGGGTGGTAACACTTCACTCAGTACTATTCGTAGAGAGACGATGTTTATTCAAATGTTAGAAGGACTTCATCCAAGAGAGGCGGAAATTCTATGTCTCATTAAGGATAAGAAACTAACAACTAAGTATAAATTAACTTATGAAGTAGTGAAAGAAGCATATCCAGATATTCAATGGGGAGGTCGTTCATGACCTCAGAAGTTGAGGAAGAGAAGAAGGAAGAGAGTAAATTTAAACCCTTAGATTATTCTTGTGAAATTATTTTAGAGAAAACAACAATTGATAAAGCACGGGATAGAAAGTTTCCAAGTGATGCATATATTGTTAAGTATTCTGTTGATGGTAAAGAATGTATTGATGTAACCCGCTCTGGAAAGCAGGTTAATATTTTTGATATGTATTATGATAGGTATGGGAGAGATTGTCTTAGGGCAATTGAATGGGGATATGGAACGGTAAATCCTGGTATGTGGGGGTATAAAAATCCAGAGAAGAAGAAAAGGAGGAAAGGATGAAAGAGACTGATTCTGATTTAAGAATGCAGATAGATGCACTTATTCGTGATGAGATTCAGGAAGGTATAAATGAGTATTTGACTGAGAAAGAACATTCAGATAATAGTAGTCTGGGTTTTGTTGGGAAAGAAGATGAGAAAGAGTTAAAAGTTAATATATCTAATAGAGAAGTGGATAAACTTATTAAAAAATATAAGAAGATTAAAAAACGTCAGAGATCTAGTCTTCATGAGGTAAGGAAACTTGGTTTAGTTGATAAGCATGGGAATCCTTTAAAATAATATGTTAAGCACAAATTATAGGTTAAGGATTACTGATATTTGTTGTAGAATAAAATTAAATCGTGCTGTTACATTGGAAGAAAGAATTTGGATGAATAAATTGATAGATCATAATGTGCATGCAAGAGAACTTGCAGGATCTTTGATATGTCCAGATAAAATAGAGAAAGATTAAAATAATATAAAATTGTATCATAAGTTACAAAACTATTTGACTAAATAAGGCTACCTGTGTTAGTATTAACACATCGTTCACCTCATTAGAGGCGCAAGTAAGTCGCGGAACGGAGCGTTCATCCTATGTTCAATTTGTTATTACCAGTTTTGATTGCTACTACACCTCATGGTCTTCTGGATTGTGAGGAATATACCTGGCTGATGGGGGATATGAAATTCCCTGATGTTAGTCCAGAGTTGAAGCAAGAAATTAAGCAAACGCTTAAGGACGGAACTGATCCAAGGTGTTTTGAACAGTAGGACGCAAACGACTAAAGGAACGGGCCTTAAAATCCAATTACTTTAGGAGAAAACCCATGGCAAAAGTCATCTATCGTGGTATTAAGTATGATACCACACGTACACGTAGTATTCAGAATATTTCTGAAGAACTTACCTATCGTGGCATTCGTCACAAGAAAGTTACAGGTGTACATTGAATAGCGACTGCTTACATATACGCAATAGGGAGCGATTTGACGCTCCCTTTTTTTTATAATATAATAGGTACTATGCAGAGAATTAAATGTTAAGAATGAAAGAACATTTGGTTAAGGCTCTTCTGGCACATGCTAATGGAGAGATTGAGAAGCATAAAGCAAACGTTGAAATTTATTTTGCTCATCCTATAGGAATTGGTGAGCATTCTGATATTATTGGAACTATAGGAAATGAATTGGATGCTATAGCCAGATATCATGATCAAATTGAAGTCATTAAAACTTATTTTAAATAATGGATAAAGAAAGATTGAAACTTATTGTAAGGAATCTCAAGTTACTTGTAGATTCCTTAGAGTCTGAAGTATATTCAGATGTGGATGCTTATAGAAATTCTAAAGCATTCTCTCCACAAATTGCCGATTATGATGAGGTCTTTGATGACGACGATGGATACCCCGATTAAATTAGTAAGTGTTACTCCTGATGCAGAGAAGCATATGGCTTATGTTGCTCGCGTAAGTAACCCTAAGAACCAGGACAATGAAAAGTTTGCCGGTCTCTTAAGGTATTGTATTAAGCACGGGCACTGGAGTGTTTTTGAGCAGGCACATATGACGGTAGAGATCAATACTACCAGAGGACTTGCTGCACAGATCCTACGACACCGCTCCTTCACCTATCAGGAGTTCTCTCAGAGGTATGCTGATAGTAGTTTGTTAGAAGAGGACATTCCTATTCCTGAATTGAGAAGGCAGGATGAAAAGAATCGTCAGAACTCTACAGATGATTTGGATCGTAAACTTGTGCATGATTATGAGATAGGAATTAGAAAGCATTTTGATAATGCTATGTGGTTGTATAAAGATATGTTAGCCAATGGTGTTGCCAAAGAGTGTGCACGGTTTGTACTTCCTCTTGCTACTCCTACACGACTTTATATGACTGGTAGTGTTCGTTCATGGATACATTATATTGATCTTCGATCTGCACATGGAACTCAGAAGGAACATATGGATCTTGTAGAGGATGTTCGTTCTATTTTTAAGGAACAATTCCCTACAGTGTCAGAAGCACTTGGTTGGGAATAAATAAAAACACATAACTTTATATTGATATGCCAACATAC